ATCTGAGTACAATCGTTTGCTATGGAATAGTGGCAACGATGCAGACAAAGACCTTGCACGTAAGCAGAAGAGGAAACTCACTTACATCAGTAACATCTATGTTGTAAAGGATCCTACCAACCCAGAGAACGAGGGTAAAGTATTCCTATACAAGTTTGGTAAGAAGATCTTTGATAAACTCACAGCAGCAATGCAACCTGAGTTCGAGGACGAAGAAGCAATCGATCCATTCGATTTCTGGAAGGGTGCTAATTTCAAGTTGAAAGCAAAGAACGTTGCAGGTTATCGTAATTACGATTCATCTGAGTTCTCTGCCACCAGTGCACTACTTGATGATGACGATGCTCTTGAAGCGATCTGGAAGAAGCAATACTCTCTTGAAGAGTTCACTGCTGCTGATCAGTTCAAATCATATGCTGATCTTGAGAAGAGATTGAACAGTGTATTGAACACATCACGTCCACCAGTAGCAGCAGAGGTTGCAACTGAAGAGGAGGAGATCGTGACTGCACCACCAGAACAACTCAGTGCGAGTGCTACTACTAATACTGACGATGATGCACTATCATACTTTCAACGTCTAGCAGAAGAGTAATGCAATACGTCTCATTTGAAGAGACAATCGGAGTCTACGATGGAGATCAATCTGTCGTAGACTCTTGTTTATCTTACGTATATGATCTACAAAAGACTTGCCCTGAGTCAGATGGCAACTCAAACTATGGTGGTTGGCAAAAGGATATAGACCACCCAATCAAGCATGTAATACTAAGAGAGTTCAAAAAATATATGAAGCACTACATGGTAGAGGAACCATATTGGGTGGACTTTACCAAGTTATTCTGCAATATAAACCCTACTGGTGCATCAAACACCATGCATCATCATACTGTTGGTGAGTTCAGTGGTGCTTTTTGGTTGAAAGCAAACGAAAACTCAGGTGACCTTATTGTAATGAACCCATACCCCAATAAGATGATCAATACATGCACTATAACGAAGAGAGACTACAATGCCATGTACTTCACACCTCAATCCAATAAAGGATTATTTTTCAACAGTAACCTCATACACTACGTAGATGTGAACAGGTCACAGGAGGACAGGGTATCAGTAGCTTATCACATTGGTGTGCATTACCTGTAGCAAAATTGACTTTTGATTCCCAAAAATCGGGAAAAAAAACTCCGCCAAAAAATTGCCCTTAAGGTTTTTTCTTGCTATCTTGGGGAAATAATTCTTAGGTTATCTGCTTTCTTCAACTTTCTATTTACAAACTGAGAACTGTCGGTATATGTCATAATTTGTCTCATATCATCAATGATTGCTCCCACATACTCAGATCGTAAAAGGTTTATAACTCTTTTATCATCATTTTTCTTGATCTCAAGGTCAAGATAAGATACTGATATGACATCATTTACATCTCTTCTGACTCCATTTGTGGTATAAGAATATGTGTAATCAGCGTCAACAACTAATCCAGCTTGCAATATAATATTTCCACCCACACCTCTTATTTCTTTTGTTTCGTAATGATGCACCTGCGATAATTGTGTAGGGTCATACTTGTTATCAAGATATCTTTTAAAATCACGTTGACCCATTGGCCACTCATCTCGCACATTGATTATATTATTAGATAAAAGAACAACCCAATCTAAAGATTCATTTTCATATATCTTATGTGCAACGTTGTCAGGTCTGTCATCTCCCTCAACAGTGTATTTTGAAAATGCTGTGACATTACCAAAAAGATCATCACGAATCTTTGCTCTTTTGAACAAATTTTTGAGCACTATAAAATCATTGCTAGAGTTTCTCTTATCAGAGAAAGAGGGTAGTTGTACGTTTGGGAAAAGATCGAAATAATTCATTAGAATCCTAAGTCATCGTCTGTAAAGTCATTCACCCCAAGAATATTTGTTCCAAGATCTTCTAATGATGGGTCATTCACAGTAGTATCATCTAATCTGTAATCATTAGCAAATATAGGTGTGAGTTCATTGAATGTCAAACCCATGGTGCTTCTGACAGGCATTGAGACTGCACTTGCATCTTCATATGACTGATATACACCATCAGGTGTAAAACTTACTTGACATGATGTCAAAGCACATATCTTGAATGTATTCAAACCTTTTATTCTCCTGTGACTATTCATATAACATAATCTGAAGATGTTAGGAGAACCTAAAAATAGTGATCTGCTTGCATTTGCATTTCTTCTTTGTGCCAGCATTCCTTGTCTAAACCATCTTTGTATTTTTCTTACCATTACTGCCTCTTCTGCACTATTGGGTGCAAAATCAAAATTGAATGAAAATGTTCTTAGTTGAGGTCCTGCAAAAAGTAATTCTAAATTTGGATTTATCGCTGCTCCTGTCTGTCTGGTAATAAATTGATCAACATCCACATTTATCCCAATTCTTGATAAAACAGATCTTGCAATGATAGCGTTGAGCACATTAGCGGACGATGCTGCCCCATCCTCTTGATTTTGTAAATCATCTTTGAGGGCACCGAATGTTTTTGATGTTTGACTTGCTGTGTTACCAATCAGATCTCCTAATCCTTTTCCATCTGCTAATAAACCTTTCAATTGAGATGTAGCAGCAGAGAATGCACCCATTTCAACTGCGTTCGCTCTACCTTCTCCCCAACTTACACCATTACTTACATCAAGTCTATTAGGTATTGGTAATCTACAAGTACCAAATGCTTCACTTAGATTAGTTCTTCTTTCTAAACCTTGAGTTATGTTACGTGCAAGTGAAGTATCAACCCCCCCAGTCTTAACATCTTCAGGATTAGTTGATGGAGACCCAGTTGTTGGTTGCGGTGGACTGTAAGCAAATTGTTCTATAAACATGTAGTCTTGTCCAGCATCTACAACCATATCTACTGGATATTGCAAGTTCTCTTTGAAAACTGCATTACTGAAAATTTCTTGTGGTGAGACCAAAGTTGCAGGTCCTCCAGATACATTTTCATCATTCTTTGCCAAATTAGGCACACCCTTTTCATTGAGGAACGAAGTCGCTCCCCTTGCGTGATCAATAAATCCAGACTCCACTGCTGCCTCGAATGTTTGATCATCATTGAATGCCCAATCTTCTGCAACAGATTTCAGTTTTTTATTTCTTATTGGAGAGTTCAATACTCTTATCCCTTCTTCCGACTCAGGATCTATGTTGACATATAATGGAGCAAACGGATTAACTTGGGCATCTTCATTTACTTTTTTTATACCTAATGGTGCTAAAAAATTACCATTGGCAACATCTAAACTTCTTTCTTCAAAGTATCTTACACCATCTATTTCATATTGGACAGTATAAGTTGTCCTATTGAGGATATCACTTTTTGGTGCTTCGGGTTTATTGTTTGTTTCGCTCATCTCAATAATCTCCTGATCTTTTGATTTGTCATTGGCAACTCGATACTTCCAACATCTTTTACAAATTGTTCTAGACGCATTCCTAGTGCTTTATCCACATCATCACCTTTTAGTTGCAGAAACATGCCTTTTACATAAGATCTTAGGTATTTATTGAATCCATCTAATTGAGTATAATCTTGATCTGCAAGTATGTAGTCTAAGACTCCAGACCTGTTCATTGGTTTGGTGTAGTGTAGGTTCACACCGTAAAAAGAATTATTCTCCATAGCAACGATGTATGTCATAGGATTTCTATCATAAAAAGGTAATTGTTGAGCATACTTGGCAGTATATTGATATAACAAGACCTCACCTACAATAGGTTGTCCCACTACCTCTGATGATGGGAAGACATTACTATACTCCAAGTTCTTTCTCCGTTAATATTTGAAATTCCCACTTTCTATCCTTACAAAAATCCTCTGCTGCTGCCCACTTTGCCTGATTAGTGGCATATGTGAAAACCTCAGACACATACTTTTTTGTTCTTCTTTTTTGCATCTTTGGTTCTTTTACTTGTTTTGCAGGTTTTATCTCTATTACCTTCTCATGCATTTTTCCTCTTACATCCTTGTATTTGACATAAAAATCAGGAAAGTACCGATGTATCCTATTGTCTACAGGTGATCTATAGGGTATCACTATTTCTTCAGATGACCATCTCACTATATTTTTATTAGTGTCACAGTATTGCATGAATTTTAGTTCCCAAGATGATCTATAGATAACCTCTCTGAAGTTACCATGATACTTTTTGTGGTTTTTGGGTCTGAATTTACCTTTATATGACATACATAGTATGTAACATTTAGTATTTAGATGGCACAGAGGGCAGAAGCATTTAGATCTGGAAGATTTTATTTACCGACTCAAAACCTAACGAACCCAACAACAAAGTTTGGTAACATCACACCAGCGTTCAATAACAATTATGATGTGATGATCAATTTTGAGGATTGCAAACAGTTGAAGGGTTTTATCAATCAGCATGGTTTCTATGATCAAAATGGTGGTGCAGAGTCACAATTCAATCCTGGCACGTATCTTGCTTTATTCTGCTCTGAGGCAGTTTTACCTGGTTCAGAGCTACAGGCAGCACAGGTAAGTGGATTGAGACAAGGTATTACACAAAAGTATGCAGCATTTAGAAGATTTCCAGATATAATCCTTACATACTATCTTCAAACTGACTATTATACTAATGACGTGTTCAATGCATGGATGGAGTTTATATCACCTACGAGAACAATGGACGGTACTTTTGGTTCAGATGTAGATAAAAGAAAGAATAGTGAACCTTCCTTTAGAAGAATGAAATATCCTAATGAATATAAGTGTAATATGGAGATAACTGCTTTTGATAAGGACATAACAAGTGAGTTTTCAAAGATGAATAAAACAAGTTCTTTCAATGCTCAAATACCAAGCAGTATGACGTATCACATCATAAATGCTTTCCCTACAAATATTGTTGCTGCACCATTAGCGTATGGAAGAGCAGAGTTGATAAAAACAACCATTACATTCACATACGAGCAGTTTTTCACATCAAGGACATCTAGAAGAGGTTCACAACTTGAAGAATCAGATGCATCTGGAGAAAACATTAGAAATCCAGACTTACCAACCAACATTGAAGGTAAGTCAACAGATAATGAAAGCACTGATAATACAGAGAAAGTAGAGAAGAAAAAGAATAGCAAGGACAAAACGAAAAAGAAAAGACCATTCACTAGAGAAGAAATTCTTGCTACTCGAAATAAGTTTGTGAAGATGGGTTTATAATCACTTACTTGTGCTATACTAAATATAGTCACTGAATAATAATATTATGCCTTTACCAAAGGTTACTGCACCTACATTTGAATTGCAACTTATATCTCAAGAGAAGAAAGTAAAGTACAGACCCTTTTTAGTCAAAGAGGAGAAAATTTTACTTATTGCACTTGAGAATGGATCTGATGCTGACATCAGTGCCACACTCAAGAGTGTGCTGAAATCATGCATTATCAGTCGTGGTATTGATGTTGAGAAATTACCTAGTTTTGAATTAGAGTATTTGTTTTTGAATATAAGAGGTAAATCAATTGGCGAATCAGTTGAACTACTTGTCACTTGTCAGGATGACAATGAGACTAAAGTTCCATTGACTGTAAAAATGTCAGATATCAAGTTAGAAGTTCCGAAAGGACACACTGACATGATAAAACTGAATGATGATATAAACATCAAGATGAGATATCCATCAATGCAACAGTTTTTAAACAATAATTTTATAGTCTCTGACATGGATGGTGCTGACAGGATTGATAAGGCATTTGATGCAGTTGTTGATTGTATTGACACAATATTCACTATTGATGAGGCATGGAGTGCAGAGGACTGCACTAAAAAGGAACTTACTAAATTTATTGAGCAATTGAATTCAAATCAATTTGCAGAAATAGAGAATTTCTTTGCGACTATGCCAAAATTGCAGTATAAAACAACAGTGAAAAACCCAAAAACTAAAAAAGAATCTGAAGTAGTAATTGAGGGTTTATCAAATTTTTTCGCATAATGCTATATCATACCAG